TGGCATCGTCCATGATGTCGGTATGGAGTCCCTAATTCTTGTGCAAAACCGACCGGGAACAGCGGGGTGTCTTCTAAAAAACTCCCTGACTCCCCAGTATAAAAAGCCAAAGCTGCCTTTTGGCGGAAAGTCGTCCAAAGCGCACAACTGCCTGCAACAGTTAAAATTGGCGCATGCCTTCCTGCTAACCAACCTTGTACCAACCGCATTATTTCACGACTGCATTGTGGAGCTTCACGTGAAATACACGGCCGAACAGGATGAAAATGCCGACCTTCCTCTGTTTGAATGCGGTCGGAAGTGGTTGCAGGCCGGCGCACAGGAGGCGATGTGTATCCATGGAATTCATGCGCGAACAGCGGACCGACAAGACTGGTATCTTCCATGTTCTCCCCCTCACACGGAAATGCCATGGCTTCCTGGCCTGACATTTCCGTTTTGTGTGCTGGATTCGTTGCTCTTTGCCGCGCAGGCGTACAACGAACAGGTGCAAACACTGTTTGATGAAGATTTGTTAGTGATTCCATACATCTTCCTTGATGAACTCTACGGATTGTATCCGGCTGTCCCGCTTCCTGCAGAAGCGGTTATTCATGAATTTTAAGGGAACGAAGCCACTCCAGTGCGTCTCCCAGAAGTTCCTGTGCCTGGGAGACGCACTCAGCGTCATGTACAATCTGAACATTGCCTTCACCCCAATCGGGATACCAACCAAAGACCACACTGCCTTCAACGCGAACCTCAACAGTACGTTCTGATACATTTCCCATTACGCTTCCTCCTTCACCTGCATATCGTCCGGCAAACTCAGCACCTCAGCCGAGATCTCCAATTCCTCAAGCAGATACCGCAACACCTGCCGACTATTCTTTCGACCGCGCACCGTGTCGCTTACGGTCTGCGGCGTCAGCCCAAGCCGTCGGCCGACCTCGGCCATCGTCACCCCGGCCAGATCCAGAGATTTCCGAATCGCCCAGGTGTCGCGATAGCGACCCGGACCGCGTCCGGCATAAACGTTCATTGTGTTGTGCATAACTCCGCCTCCAACAGACGTTTACGGCGCTTCAGCGCCTTGATTCGTTCATCGACCTCGGCCCGTTCCAAAAGCATGACTTGCCGTTGGTCGATGGTCTTGCGCCCGACAACGAGCGCCATGGTGTCGAGCGGATCAGCCGCGCCCACGACTTCACAAAATGCGACAACAGCCCGTGGACTGGGGAAACGCTCGTCATCGTTTTGATTCAACCACTTTTCCAGCGTCGCCGTAGAGAGTGCCGCCGCATTGCCGCTGTTCAATTTGATGCCGGCTTCCTTGGCGAGTGCGTCCATTTGTTCGGCCACCTGCACGCAGGAGAGTCCGGATTTTTCAAATGCCGTCCGGAGCGACGCCTTGAATGCGCGATCGAAACTCGCAAGCCGGTACGCCGATCCAAAGAGTGTTCCCTGTGCCATGACTTGTCCGCCTGTGATGGTGTTCGTGTCCAAACCCGGAAAAAAGCCGGACGTTGACCCATTGTTGCCGGGGCTGTAGTTTGATCCTGTTGCAAGAAGCTCAATCTACAGCCGCCACGCCTTTCTTGTGCATAAAAACGAAAAACAAGTCAATTCATTTTTGTGCATAAGTTTGAATTTGTGGCTTTCTCGTGGATATCGAAAAAATCAAAGGAGTTAGCCCAGAACCACTCGTGCATAAGTTTTGCACAAGTTCAGGGCAGGAACTTATGCATATGAATACACTAGGAGAACGCTTGCGCCACCTGCGTGGAGAGCAAAGCCAAGTTGAATTTGGCGTAGCCATCGGCGTCAACATCAATACGTTGCGCAATTACGAACGAGACGTAAGATCGCCATCGGCTGACACTCTGTCAGAAATATGCATAAAAACGAACACAAGCCCTCTATGGCTTCTTTTGGGTGAAGGCCCGATGAGGCTAGAAGGCGGGAGCGAGACTTTACCCGCAAAAACGCCTAATGAATCAAGATTCGACGCCACAACACCAAGCAATGATGCCTGCGGTGGAACGCAAGAGAAAATACGCGAACTGCGAAGAGAAAACACCGAACTCCGCCGCGAATGCAGCGAGCTACGAACAGAAAACCAACGCCTAAGCCGTGAACTCTCAGATGCCAACAAAGATCTGATCAACACAAGCAAAGAACTCTTACAGACAACAAGAGAAAACGCAGACCTACGAGTAGAACTCACAGAAATAAAATCAAGAGCCGCCCCTGATACCATCCCCGCAGAAGAACCCACCCGCAAAAGCGCATAAGAAAAGGTGCAGCACTCGCAAAAGTGCTGCACCTTCCTGTTACAAAACAACGTTCACGGTAAAACTCAAACTATACAAATTAAGTTCCCATGTAAATATAGAAAAACATTACAAAATTAGTCAAAAACTTAACCTATAACCCCATAACGGCCACCAAAACGCCACCCTCAACCGCAACCACCAACTTTTCTAGCCACAAGTGCAACATTCACAGCAAAACAACCAATTTTTCTACATCCCCCCAACCCCCCAAATCCCCCGCAGAACCCGCACCAACCCTACAAAATCCCCCACCACCCCCTCTCTCTATTTTTCTAATCTTCGCTGCAAAGTCATAGTTCATCAAAACCAGATATAAAGGCGTATTTTATCGAGAAAGCAGCTCGGCGCGAACGTGTTCCTACGGTCCAGATCGTTGCTATGTGGTGTGGTACAAAGACACCCTCGGTAAACCGCGTTGGTACACAGTGGGCTGGCATTCGGATGGAATCCGCCCCGCTTATGCCAACGAAGTTCGAAAAAAATTGACGGACAAGTCGAAACCGCCTCCCCTTGAGATTGCGCTGACGACGCCTTCGCTCACCGTCGGCAAGGCCGTCGCGGACTACTTCAAATGGGCTGAGGCTGAAGAGAAGCACATCGCTCCGGAGCGAAATCGCTACAGCAAACATCTCCAGCACCGCCTTGATGCCATCCCTCTGGAAAGCATCACGCTGCAAATGCTCTGCGATCTGAAAAGCGCCTTGCGCAACACCATGTCTCCACAGAGTGTGCGCCACTGTTTTGGTCTGCTGCGTCGCGCCGTCAATCATGCCCTTGAGCTTGAGACTTGGCATGGAGCCAATCCGTTTGCGGTCAAGCGTCATAGCGCCTTCACGCTGCCTCGTCCCAACAACGAAGCCACCCGCTACCTGACCAAGGAGGAAGCTCGAGCCTTGCTTGCAGCGTTGCGTCCTCGGTCGCAGCAGTTGCACGATATGGCCCTGCTCTCCCTCAAAACGGGACTTCGGGCCACGGAAATTTTTGGTATCAGAGGGCAAGATCTGGATGCCGCGGGTCTGACCATTCACATCACGGCCAAGGGAGGCGAGCCGCAAACCGTCCCGGCTCCAGCCGATATCATGCAGATTCTGACCGGATATCGCCGCACCCCGCATGAATTTGTCTTCCAGGCCGACCAGGGCGGTCCCATTCAATGGGGTATCAGCACAACGTTCAGTCGTGTCGTGCAGCAACTGGGGTTGAATGACGGCATCACGGACGATCGACGCCGCGTCCGGTTTCACACGCTCCGCCACACCTTTGCCTCGTGGCTGGCGCAATCCGGAAAAGTGACGCTCCAACAACTCATGGAGATGATGCGACACAGAGACATCGAGATGACCTTGCGTTATGCCCATCTCATTCCGGGAGGCCACCGGCACAATCTGCGTATTATTGATGACGCGTTGGGTGATTTTGACCATGATGACTAACCCTGCCCTGTGGTGACAATCTGACAGGAGCGCAAAAACGTTTCAATGTCCTCACGAAAATAATAGATGCGCTTTCCGGGCTTGGTATAGGCCGGCCCTTTTCCCTGCATGCGCCAGGTCTCGAGTGTTTTAATAGGGATACTGTAGAGGCTTTCGACTTCCACCTGGGTGAGTGAACGTTTGTCGGGCTGGTGCGTCACCGGTTCTTCTTCACCCCGCATATCGCGCACCTCGATACGCACCTCGATACCGGTCGCCAATTCAGTGGCAACGGCGGCGAGCAGATCATGAACCGCCTTGGTTCGTTGTCCCGGTCGTAGTTCATACACCATGCGACGCCCGCCCGTATCGAGCAACACGCCATTATGGACGGGTTCTATGGTGATCACGCCTTGTCCGGTGTCTTGACCATACATCACACGTCCTCCACAAGTTTGAGTAACCCCATAATCGCCGTCACCGCCTCGTGCCCTTCGCGGGTAATGCGGTCACGCTCGTCCTTCTCCAGCTTCATATCGGCCAACGCCTCGGCGCAGGTGGCAATAAGCTCTCCAAATTCTTTCACCGCCACGAGGCATTGCTGTTGAATCGGGCTTTCGTCTTCGCTGTACGTGGGCAGCTTCACGAACACCCCGCCCCGTTCATGGGCAAGAAAATGCAACGGCTCATCCGAGTCCGTGACATCCATAATCGGCAGCAGCCGTTCCACTCCGCATTTATGGCCGGGCTGTCCGGACAATTCACTCATCATCGTGGCATATTTCCACCCCATCATACTGGCGATACGTTGCGCGCCGATTCCTGATGGCGCACGCATCACCAGATGGTGCAAAATCGGCGACAGAGACGGATAGACATACCGTGTCATGCAATACCTCCCCAAATATTAGCGTAGTATACGCCACAACAACGCGATATCGACGATATCATGCCAAGCGTATATGGGTTTCGATTAGTCTGCGGACTTCGTCGGCTTGCGACCACGTCGTTGGGGATCTGCCGGCGTCGGCAGCAGATCATCCGGAATCCCTTGCTCTCGAAGCCAGTCGATATGCTCTCGTTTCGGCCGTCGCCCCGACAACACATCACCCATCGCTCCGGGAGAAAGTCCCCGTGCTTCAGCCAATGCCTTCACTTTGACGCCACGCGACACCAGAAACGAGCGCAGCCTGACTTGACGGTCGGTTGTTTTGTTGCGTATGAGTTCGCTTAATTTCGACATGCAAAAACCTCTTGAAAGGCTGGACTTTTCGCTTCCCGAATAACGGTTCGTACCCATGGCGTTCACCGTGCAAAAGAGGACGCCGGGACAGGATACAAGACCGTCTTGAATGAGGGAAGTCGTGTTACTACTGCGTTACTGTACGCTTGTTTTTTCGTTTAATTGAAAACTCGATTTTTAACAAGCGTTTTCAATTATCAATCAAAACGAAAGAAATGTCAGTGGATACAAATATTTACAAGAGACTCAAGCTGATTATTGAGCATTTTATGGATGGCAATGTTACGCGCTTTGCTCAATCTATTAACCAGAAGCAAAGTACGTTCCAGGCATACTTGAGACCGACTGGGCAATATAAGATAAGGGTTTCAATGCTTTATGAAATCCTCCAAAAATACCCTGAAATTAATCCGAACTGGCTTCTCACGGGCCAAGGCGAAATGTTGGCCAGCCAGGAAAAGGCAGCAAAACAGGCTCTTCCTCCCGAAGAGCACAATGACAAACTGTCGCCGGCCCAGCGGGAAATGCTCACCTACAAACGGTTGCAAATGGAACTCGGCGTCGCGCCAGAAAAGATCGCCGTCGGCATCGAGGCCATTGCCATGGGCAAGACCCGATCGTCGAAAAGCGCCTCCAACCTTGCCGAGCCTTCGGCCTATCCTGGATATACTGCAGTCAATGAACCCAAAGCGGATTTCGACACGGACCTCTAAGGAGCCGCTGCAATGACGGACATCCCCACCCCCACGACATCCCCGTCTCCCCTCGATGTTCTGGACACGCTCTTGACCCAAACCTCTCACAGCCGGCTATATGACGCTTTTCTGGCTCATTTCGTGGACAGCTACGCCAAAGATTGGACCTTCTGTATTCCCGAAACGTTCAAAGACGCGCTGGATATCCGCTATGCGGCCAGGATGATCGACAAACGTCGAATCATGGCCTGGTCCCAGGGAAGCTGCTTTGCCTTCCGAGAGGGTTGTATCGTGTACGACACCCCCAGGGCTTATAAACCATGGGCCGAAGCCCTCCAGCACATCACGACCGCCTTTAAAGTCCGCAAGTCCAGCCCTGCCATTCCAGCGACAAATGGGCCAAAGAAATGGCCGAAAGAACCGGAACGAGCCGCGATCAAAGAATACATCGCCTCATTTGGACAAAATTACGTTTCACATACGGCGGAGATGGAAAAAGGCGAGTTTGTCGTTCGCGTGCAAACAGCCCGGTTTCGCGGCTACCTGGAAGTCGCCAAGCTGACGCCGAACGAGCAACACACCGCACTCGTCCAGGTCGATGAATTCCCCATTTCCCAGGACGACTTTGTGGAGTGGCTCATCACCGGCCAAGACCCGTATAACAAGAAGCATAACGAGGACAACAGCCATGGAAAGAAACAACAGACTCGACGCGCACGGCCAACCCCTCAATCGCGCTTTCAACGCCAAACGTCTCCAGGATCGCGGCGTCGACGAGCTGCTCGGGCTGTGCCGAGGAATCATCGCCGATGACGTGGTCAACGACGCCGAGGCCCGATTCCTGTTGAACTGGCTGGAAAGCAACCAAGCCCTCGCCCAACATTGGCCGGGCAATATCATCTATGCCCGAATCTACGAATTTCTCCGTGACGGCCACATCGACGAGGAAGAACACGCCGAACTGCTCGACCTCCTGAAACAATGCACCGGCCACGTTCCCGAAGCCTGTACCGTCCAGGCAGCCACCTCCCTGCCCTTCGATAGCCCGCAACCACCGATCACCTTTACCGGTCGCCTCTTCGTCCTCACCGGCAAATTCGCCTACGGCACCCGCAAAGACTGCACCCAAGCCATTGTCGAACTCGGCGGCAATGTGTTGTCCAACATTCGCAAAGACACACATTATATGGTCATCGGCACCCTCGCCAGCCGTGATTGGATACACGCCAGCTACGGCCGAAAAATTGAAGCTGCTATCCAATGGAAAGAACAAGGCGCCCCCATCCGGATCATTTCCGAGGATCATTGGGCGGGGTGTATTGTGGGGTGATGAAACGGATTATTTGAAGAATCAAGCAAGCAGAAAGATTAACGAGTCTCCCCATGGTCATGCCATTTGTAAAAAAGATAACCCGTCCATATGTGATACTTGCGATAGCAATAGCATTGTATATGGCCCTATACTTCGCTTTTCCAGCATATGAGATAACTGTACGTAACTACATAATACAGCAGTTCGTAGAAACATGGACCGTATTATCAAAATTCCTTCGCAAGACAGAGACAGGTTCGGCGGATATCCCCAATGCAGAACTCCTTCAAAAAATATGTTTGGCTGCAGCAGGATTCTTGGGATTGAGCTTCGCATACTCTCGAGCGATGAGTCACGACAGTCAAGCTCGTACCGCAAACGAACAAACCCGAATTGCCGAACAAGGCCTCATCACCGACCGCTTCATCAAAGCTACGGAACAACTCGGCAGCGAAAAAGAAACCATCCGTATCGGCGGAATCTACAGCCTCTGGCGCATCGCAGTCGACTCAACTAGCGAAAGCGATAAAATAGCCGTCCTTGACACGCTTGCCGCATTTGTTCGTGCATCCGGCGAGGATAACACGACAGATGAATTTCAAGATGAACAAGAAGAGGAAGAGGAAATAAAAGAAGACGGGGACGAAATACAAAAAGATATTCAAGCGGTCATGAACCTCTTTGCATACCGCATGAAGGAGCTCAAATATAAGAAAAAATATAAACTTGATCTGAGCAGTGCGAAATTACCATTCGCTAAACTTCAAGGAAGTAAATTTCCAGACAACATTACAGTCAATTTCGAAAATACGAATCTCAAAGGGGCGATACTCGAAGGGGCAAACCTCAAGAAAGCGAACCTCAGAAGGGCAATACTCAACGAGACGAATCTTTTGTGCACGAACCTCAGGGAGGCGGATCTATGGTTGGCGCGACTCTCGTCGGCGAAACTCGGAGGGACAAACCTCAGGAAAGCGAACCTCGAGAGGGCTATGCTCTGCGACACGGACCTCTCGAAGGCGGATCTTAGAGGGACGAACCTCAAAAAAGCGATCCTCTATCGAGCGGATCTTAGGGGGAGGAAGCTCAAAGAAGCGGATCTCCAGGGGGCAGAACTCGATCACGCCATACTCGATGACGTTGACTTTTCAAAAGTCAAAACGCTCCAATCCGCTAACTTCACCAGAGTTAATAAAGACGGCACCCCCTACCCCGAAGAACTCCTTGAATTCGTTCAGTCCAAAGGTGCGACAATTGTTGAAGAGGGAAAAGAAAAGACGCTTCTTAGACTTATGACATGTTCACCGTAAAAACACCCAGCACCGACTGAAAAATCCAAGCCGTCCCCAATGGAAAGAAAAAAACGCGCCTATACGGAGTATTTCCGAAGACCATTGGAAGGGTGTATTGTTCGCAGATCAAACGGTTCCTTACCTGAGGAAAGTAAATGCCTGCACTTGTTCGTGAATTGGTGAATACAGTATTTGATAATTCTGTGTCGACGACGAATTTATTACGTCGCGCACTCGTTGTTGCTTGCCGCCTGGAAATACCTGAATTAGCCGAATGGCTGAGAAAGGAATTGAATGGCTATGGTGAAAATGAAACAGGAGTACCCGAATACCGCCGTGTGCAAGGTCAGCTTATGGCAGACACTCCGCGAGGCCTTCTTCCTGTAAGAATTGAATTTTCAGCAACAAATAAATTCCTAACTGAGCGTTTCATGGGGCAGTCGATCCCTGAGTTGATACAGATCACGCAAATCTCCACCGATATCTACATACGCCCTCAGTTTGATGATGAACAAATGATAATACAAAAAATATTCACACCTTCAGGAATATACGGGCATCCCAAAGTTAAACTCTCAAGTTTAGATCTAACAAGAATAATTGAAACTGTAAGAACTAAAGTTCTTGAGTGGGCACTTGACTTAGAATCCAAAGGCATACTCGGCGAAAACATGACATTTACGCAGGAGGAAAAGCAAATCGTGCAAGAACAACACTATCATTTCGGAAATGTCAGCGGTTCCCAAATCCAAATAGAGTCCAATGGCTCCACGCAGACCCAACCCCAAACAAGCGGGGACACAGCATCACTGACAGCCTTGATACAACTCTTGGACGATGCACTCCAACAAGGGCGGGTCACAGAAGAGCACCGCGCCGAGTTAGAGGCGGAACTCGCAACCCTCCAAGCCCAAGCCAAGTCACCGAAACCTAAATGGACGATCATCAAAGAAACCGCAAGCAGCCTCAGGGGAATACTGGAAAACGCGGTGGGCAGTGTGCTTGCATCACAGGCGTTGCCGTATGTGGCCGCACTTTCGAGATAGATACGGTTAACTCTCTGATTCTTTCTTTTGGTCATGAATGTGGTTTTCCCTGGTAAAGGAATCCATCGTAGCGTTCAGCCTGAATTTGGGGGACCACTCCAGAGGCTTGCCATACTCCTCATCTTGGTACCAAGAAAGCAGTTCTCCAATTATTTTTAATATAAATTTGTGAAAACATGAAAAGGAAAAACATCTATGACAATGAAGAATTGTGTCGATTGTGGTGCTAACGTACCTTCTTTTACCAAGAGATGTCTGCATTGCGGAAGTAAAGAACTTGTTCTCGAACTTAAAGACGTTGATCTAATTGAAGACGAGGATAAAAACAAAATAAAATCAAATATAAACAAAAATAATAAACAAAAAACCACTTTAATTGACATAGAAATACCTTTTTGGAGAATTGTCTGGATATTAGTCAAAATCGCAATTGCTGGAGTACCTGCAGCGATTATAATCACTATAATTGTTTCTTTTGTTGGCTTTATTACTATCTTTTTTTTGGGAGCGATTGCGTTGCACCCCTAGTACATAGTATAATTTAAAATTTCGGATACAGGCGCTTTAACTTGATGCGCGCATCCTTGGTCGTAAATCTCCAGTCGACCTGTGACTGGCGGTTGTTTCTATCTTCGTTCCATGCCTGGACTTGGGTACGCATTCTCTCAATACAATCAATCCGGCCGGCAAGGCACTGACGTTTCAAGGCGCTCAATTCTATTTCAGCAATGTTCAACCAACTCCCATGCTTGGGGGTATGGTGTATTTCAAGGCGTTGCGCAAGGCGTCTGGCTTCTTCTGCGGAAAACGCTGCGTATAAAGATGCCGTGTTATGAGTGTTGAGATTGT